ATGGCCACCTATAGCGCATTCAAGAAAAAGTACCCGGAAGAAGGCAAGGCTTTAAAGGACGAATTATTTGACATTCTTCTTAAGGAAAAACCGCAGAACGACGAAATACTCTGGTTCTACATCAAGGAGTGGCTTGGTTTTAAAATACCTCGTAAAAAGATCTGTGAAGACCATGGCCCGGGCTGCGGCAGTGTAGCACCTTTTCAGTATATCAGCGACATGTTTTTCGATCGTGCAGAAGATGTAATAGTATTTGCCAACAGGACGGGAGGAAAGACTTTAAATACGGCCGTATTAAATCAGCTAGACATGACTTTTAAGGAAGACTGCGAAATTGCCTCTGCAGGATCCACCCTGGATCAGGCAGACAGGCTTTACGGTTACTTTGTAAAGTTTCACCGGGACGATAATGTAAAGTCTCTCCTCTTAAAAGACCCGATAAAAAAAGGAACTTATTATTCCAACGACTCGAAGTTAGAGGTCGTCACCGGCTCGGTAAAAGGTCTTAACTCGCCGCATCCAAACAAAGCAAGGATAGACGAGGTGGAGCTAATGGATTGGGACACGCTCCAGGAAGGTTTTAGCATGACCCTTAGCAAGCCGGGTATAATTAGCCAGAACGCCTTTCTGTCTACGAGAAAGTATGATATCGGGACTTTCCAGAGGCTCTTAGACGAGGCACCGGAAAAGGACATGAAAATCTATTCCTGGTGCATCTGGGAAGCCCTGGAAAAATGTACCAGGAAATGTACGGGCGACAAACGCTACGGCGACTGCCCGATGTACGATACCTGTAAGGGCATAGCGCATTCCTGCGAGGGCTTCTACTCCGTAAAGGACGTGATAAGGAAGTACAGGTCGATGTCGCGGGATAAGTTCGAAACCCAATGGTTAAATAAAAAGCCGTCGCAGGAAATCTACGTTTACGGTGGAAGGTGGGACGAGGACTTCCACCTTATAGACCCGCTGCCGCGCGATCCGACCTGGCTGGTGGTAAGTGCAGTGGACTTTGGCAGCTCACCCGGGCATCCTTTCGTCTACTCTAAATACTACGTGGATTACAGGCAATTTCACAGCGTCCTTAAAGACGATTTGATGCTTGACCTGGACCCGGACGAGATACGGGGCGGTGTCCTTTCACGGGCAATGCTTACCTTTTACCTCTTCTACGAATACCGGTCTGGTGGTGCTACTCTGGCAGAGCACGCGGAAAAAATTAAGAAGTCCCCGGAATACGAAGAAGGAGAAATAATATTTGCAGACCCGTCGGCAAAGCAGGCAAGGATCGACTTAGATCAGCTCTACGAGATCTTTACTTACCCTGCAGATAACGCGCTAGAAGACGGTATAGACATGTTAAGGAGCCATCTTGATATCCGTGTAATTGATGGAGTACGTAGAGCGCACTTTTACATTTTTAAATACTACGAGGACTTTGAAGATGAATCCCTGGACGGCACGCACAAGGAGTTTAACTATTACAAATATCCAAAAGCACCAGACGGCCGTCCTATAAAAAGGATCCCCTTAAAGATGTACGACCACGGTATGGATACTGCCCGTTACGTGGTAAAGTCTGCACCGGCTTTTCTTTTAGAGTACCTCGCGCCGGCTTACGAGCAGGTAGAGCAGGGCGGTTTCTTCTTCGAGGAAGTTGGCAGGATGTAGTTAAAGAAGGAGGATAATTATGTTAGATACATGGCGGTTAAAAAGGGCCATTAAAAAACAAGAGTTAGAATACCAGATGCAGTCTTTGGAGTTTGCCACGAGGACGATGAAAGACATTACCTCTGCTGCTAGAGTAGTTCAAGACGAAGATGACGCGCAGTGGATAGTGGCCGGTAGCGGCGAAGGTGGGAGGCCTGATGAGCAAGAACACGTTACTATGCTGGAGCAGGCATACAAGCTCTGGCGAAGCAACCTCCAGGCAAGGGCAATTATCAGGAATATGGTAAAATTTGTCATTGGCAGAGGCACCGTAGTAAAGCCAAAAGAAAAGAATAAAAAGGCAGAGGAATACTGGAAGAGGTTTCAATTTGAAGGTGCCCCTGATAGCCCTCAGGTAAGGAATAAGTGGAACTTGCGGGAAAAGGAAATCTTTACTCGCCTTTTTAGAGACGGTGAATTTATCCTTAGAAAGTTTGTCGGAGGCAGGGTAGAAAAAGGCCTCGTACGGATAAGGTTTATCAGGCCGGGAAGGATCCAAACACCTACGGACGTAAAGCACCATAAGCCCGGTGAAGTCGTTTCCTATGGTATAGGTCATAACCCGGAAGACATAGAAGACCTCAAGACATATTACCTGGTTAATTCTGATGGCACCTTTTATAAGGCCGTCCCCGCGGCGGAGATTATCCACTACAAGATATTTGCAGACAGTGACATGAAGCGTGGTATTAGTTTGTTAGAAGTCTGCGCCCCAATGATCCAGAAGTACGACGGTTGGATGGATGATAGGATTACGCTTAATAAGGTAAGGACTGCTATTGCACTTATTAGGAAGATAGATGCCCCTACTGCCAGGATACAGGCAATAAGGGATTCTATGGAGGCCGAGTCTACTTCTTCAGATCGTAAAAAGCAGAAGATGCTAGAAAGGGGCACGGTAATTACCGCTAGCAAGGGTGTTGAGTATGAAATGCTTTCACCTAACATCCATGCGCAGGACGTAAAGGACGACGGAAGGAATATGCTTTTGTCTGTTGCTGCCGGGGTAGGTTTTCCGGAAATGATCCTTACGGCCGACTATGCCAATGCCAATTATTCTTCTACCTTAATAGCCCAGAATCCATTTGTTAGAGAGATCGAGGACTGGCAAGACTACGCTAAGACCTTTTACGAGGAAATGTTTGCCACTGTTATTTTAGCCGGCATAGAGGAAGGCGACCTTCCCAAAAGCACCTCTACGGAATGTGATGTAGAATTTCCTCCCATGATCCATGCAGATATAAAGCAGGAAAACGAAGCCTATCAGATAATGAACACCAACCGTGTAATGAGCCGGAAGACCTGGCAGTTAAAACAGGGCTTGGATCCAGAAGTAGAAAAAGCAAACATAGAAGAGGAGCAGAGCGATGAAATCTATCCTCCACCGGAAGAGGAGGAAGAAGAACCAGGAACAGGAGCCGATGAGCCAGGAGCAACTGGTAATCTACTTAGGGCAATTAGCTGAGTATACATTAGAAATCGGAGAAGTTCCCACTATGGCAATAGAATGCCTGGCCAAGGATGTATTAATGTATCGTAAGGTATGTGCTCTGTGTAAAAGGATGCTTCCTGGCACCAGTAAATATTTTGCTTCTCATAAAAGAACCAGAGACGGCCTTTTTTATATCTGTAGAGATTGCGGCAACCAGAAAAGGTTAGAACTACAAAAGAAGACCGTAAAGGAAAGCAAGAAACTAGACTACGTAGAGCCTATGGAGAACCTGGACTTCTTTGAAGACTTAAACAAGCTGGACTACAGAGAATCTGCCTATGACTGACATTAGCATGGCAATGCGCGATTGGCTGCTGCGTAACAGTCACTTTATTCACCGCTACGAAAACGGCACCATCCAAGACCTGGTCCGTCCTTATAGCAAAGCTCGTTCTACCATTATAAAGAGGTTAGACGAACTTGATCTTGCTCCTGCCCCTGGTAAAACTGCTTTTACCAAGCAGTGGAGAATACAGAGACTACAGAATATTTTAAGCGATGTCAATAAGACCCTAGACCTTGCCGCCTTAGAAGGTGTAGAAAACCTTTCTGCCAAGGTTAACGAGCTTGCCTTCCTTAAAGCTGATGCCATCTACGAAGAAATGTCCGGAAGGATGGACACCGTAGGCATTACGATGAACAAGCTACCACTAGAACAGGTGCTCCATATAGCAGAGAGACCTACCCTCGGAGAAATACTATTAAAGGATGATGTTAGCGATAGGCTGCTCTGGGGAAATCAACAAGCGGTCCAGTACATGCGCAACCAGTTAACGCAGGGGATCCTCCTCGGCGATGATATGGGAAAGATCAGTAAACGATTGGTCGGTGCCGGAGAAGCTCTTGGCGGCGAGGTAGGAAAGCGGATTCAAAATAGGGCAACTATCATAGCAAGAACAGAGGTGCAGAAGGTAAGCAATGCGGTTACCAAGGGCTTTTATGATGCAAATCAGGACGTGATAAAAGGCGTTCAGTACGTGGCCACGCTAGATAGGCGTACTTGCTTGCAGTGTGCTCCGTTAGACGGCAAAGTCTATTATTATAGTGGTGCTGTTGGTGGAGTCGTAAGTGGGTATTCTGAAAGCCTTGCACTGGAGCAGTTTGGAGAAGAAACCGGAGACCTTGCCCCTGCACTGCCGCAGCATCCGCAGTGCCGTTGTACCTATGCCCCTGTAACTAAAAGTTGGAGAGAACTAGGTATTAGTGCCAAGGATGCACCACCTGGTACGAGGTCAAGTCTTACGGGGCAGATACCTTCTACGATTACTTATGGGCAGTGGCTGGCTACGCAACCGGAGTCTTTTCAGTTAGAAGTCTTAGGGCCAGCCAGATATAAAATGTGGAAGGAAGGAAGTATCAAGTTTAGTGAAATGGCTCGTGATGGTAGAGTAGCCACTATAGACGAGTTAGAAAAACTCATATCAGGTAAAATAGTAAAAAAGCCTCTTACGTTAGAGGAGGAATATTTAAAGTCAAAAGAAGAATTGCGAGCGTTTATTAAAGAAGTTGATCCTAAAGATAAAACAACTATAGGTGATTGGAGATTTTTTAGAAATACAGAAGAAGACATAAAAAAGATAAAAGCAGGAACAGCAACAGAAGATATATTAAGGAGAACTACACCAGAAAGAATTAAAGCTTTTGAATTGCATCAAAAGGAATTTGAGTCATATGTGAAATGGGTAGAATCTCTTCCGTTAGAAAAGCAATTGATGCAGAGAGCTACTTTATTTGAAAGCATGATTGAGACTAATTTTGTTGCTAGTCCTGAAAATATAAAGCAGCTTATTGATTTGTCTGTAAAGGCTACTGAGCATGTTCCTATTAGACTGCTTGCAGATATGCATCGTGCAGGGTTAAAACAACTTTGGCATTCTGGTGGAGGTAGGGCATCTTTTAGTTCTACGTATGGCAGATCAAATCTTTACTGGACTGCTGATAGAAATTATAGAACAATATGCCATGAATTTTCTCATGCAGTAGATTCTTTTAATTGTTCAACGGGGTTTGGTTTTTCTAGTGATTATGGTTATTGGAAAAATGGCAAATATGTAACTGAAAAAGAAGGAGCCAGTTACAGGAGCTGGTTTAATAAGCAACACAGTGGAGAAAAAGGTGTTTATAAAAATGGTGATGGTAATTTTTGGAAAGACAATTGGGTTAGTAATTACGAAGGTCGTATTTATACCGATTTTAGTATAGGTGAAGAATGGTGGGCTGTAAATAACGAACGTTACATGATGTACAGGCGTGAACTCTTAGACTATGAAATTGAATTAAGCAGAAGAATTACAAGAGTTAAAGCTTACACTGATGATCTAGCTAAAGGTGTAGTGGATCCAAGAGATATTTCTTGGGTCAAGATTCAAGTTAAAGAAGAACAAGAAAAAATATTGTTAATGAAGTCAACCGGAAAAAAGCAGTGGGCTTTACAGAGAAGTCCAGACTGGGCTCTTGCAAAAAATAAATACCCGGAGTTAACAGACTTTATAGACAAGTTTTATACGAGAATAGAACCTGCACTGCCTAGAGGCCTTGCGGCAGAGGCTAAACTTAGTGCTCGTCAAATAAGGGCTTTAGAAAGTTACAGGCCGGTAACTAAGGCAAGGTTGAATCAAGCTACTGCCAATGAAATTACTCTGGCAGAAGCAATAGACGGTGTCCATATTGTCGGTCGTCGTCCTTTTGATGTTTTCCTGGACAACGAATTTATAGAGTGCAAAACTTTTATAGATGGCAGAGGTCAGATAAGAGTACGGCCTGAGTGCAGGGCAAAGAAAGCTTACTTTGAAAAGCGTTATGGCACCAGGAGCCATACCGTGGTCTTTGATAACCGCCCCGGTATGGGAAATAAGATTTATTACCGTAAAGGCTATGGTGATTTTAGTCCATCTACTATGCAAGAAGTTACCTTAGACGAGCTAAAAGCTATTTTAAAGAAAGGTGCAAAAGACAAGTTTAAGCCGATAGAGCAGATAGCAGTGCCGAAGTCTAAGACAATACAGGCATCGGAAGAATGGGCTAAGAAGAACATTGCTGCGAGTGTAGACTACTCTGGACTTAATGCAGAAGTTGCAGATTTGGTAAATCAGAGGATGGCTACAGGTATCAATGAATTTGGTTTTAAGCCTAAGTATATTCGTGTAGCTGATAACATACCTAACGCGGAACTTGCGGCTATTGCCACTGAGGATGGTGGCCTTATTTTGAATAGGACATTTTTTTCTACTATGAAAGATGTAGAAAAATTTACAGAGCTTCAATTTAAGTCTGGTTACTGGAGTACCAGAGAAGCAGGTCACGTTCTTAATCACGAATATGGTCACATAAGGTGGTTTAATAGTGGAGGAACAGAAGCTCTTGCAAAGCAGAAACTTCCTAAGTGGGCTTTGGATGATATAAAGCAAGTAGGGAAAACTGATCTTCCTAATTTTATGTCAAAGTATGGAATGAAGAACCAGGGTGAGTTTTACGCAGAATGTACCGCTAAACTTATGAACGGTGAAAGGCTTCACCCGGTAATAGATAAGATTTACAAACAACTTCATGCAGGCTTAAAGAAAGCTGCAAAGGCTTTGAAAAAATGATCCCTTTAACTCCATGTGCAACTTGCAAGTTTAATAGACCGGAGATGTATCACAAGGAAGACATATCGATTCCCGTCTGCCTTAAGTGGAAAGACGGCATAGACTGGAAGATTATAGACGGAAAGGTTAAGTGTGAATTTTATAAGGAGAGCTAGAAGTGTATTACATCTATGATGTAAATGGTTATGTTGATGATTTTGCTACTCAGACAACTATTAATGACATAAGAGATATTGCCATAAGCAAGAGAATAAAAGCACTGATAAACTTTTTCGACGAAGGCTACTATACAAATTTAAAAGAACT